AAACTTATAATCCGGGTTCGATTCCCGGCCCCGCCACCATGCCGCCATAGCACAACGGGAGTGCAGTTGACTTGTAATCATCTGATCGGTGTTCGATTCACCGTGGCGGCTCCATATATAAAAAGTTTAATTGGGGTGTTTGTTTGCAGACTTTCACTTGTACGGCTTGATTCGTTGGGTCGTATTTTTATTGTTTAAAAAAAGGGGTGATAGGATGACGGTTTCGTCACAAAACAAGGTACGGTCACAGAATCGTAAAAAGGTTAAGGATAAAGACGAACTCATTCGATACTTAAATGCCCATCCAGATTCAGAACTTCCATTTGTTGAAGTCGCATGGGATGATGCAAATCGTAAGTGTCTTGAAAATGAGGGGAAGCAAGACAAAGTAACATACAAGGTTGTCATTGATGAAGATGGCCGTGAGCAGAAGAAGAAGGTGCATACCGCTAAGTTTATTACGGATCCAGTAGCTATGTATTTTAAGCTGATGTCCCTTAAGAATTACTCGACAATTGGTGAGGGTATAAGGTACGAGAATCAGAAAGAATATGAAAATGGCCGGGAGGTTTTCAAGCTTTATCTGAATAAGGATGAGGAACGGGACCGAAAGAATAATGAAATTCTGGATTGGATTGAGATGTTTTCCCCGGATGAAAAGGAGTTCCTTAAGAAGCGGTATGCGTCTTATTATGATACCTATGATATTAACGACGGTGCGGATCGGCTGACACTTAAACGGCTTTTGAGTCTTGAGATTGAGGCTTTTCGTATTGATATTGAACGGGCTAAGGGGAAAAGTGTGGATGCGAATAAAGAGAAGAAAGTAACGGATATGCTCCGTGATACCCTTGAAAGCCTTAAATGGACAAAGAAGCAGCGAAGTGCTAGGGATGATATGGCCAAGAATCGGTTTACGATTTGGATGGATGATTTAGAGAAACAAGGTGAGTTTATTCCAAACCCTAAAGTATATGAAAAAGACCAAATCGATAATCTATTGGAAATAATGATGAAGTCTATGGGGGAAATGCTGTCTTGACAAATGATGATAAAAAATATTGTGTATATCCCCATACAACGCCAAGTGGGAAAACTGCCGGTGGGTATTTCTGGAAATATCAGGATGTTGACTTAAAAGAGGTGGTGTAATATGGCTGAGAATGAGAGCAAAAGCATTGCAAAAAGAAAGAAACTTTATCTTGATTCTATTGATTATTATAGACTTCATCCAGACGAATTTACAGAAGATATCTTAGAGATAAAACTAAACTTATACCAAAAAGTCCTAATGAGGGCTTTTTTTAAATTTAATTTTAATTGTTGGGTCCTTTGTCGTGGTCTCGGTAAAACATGGCTTGGGATGCTTTGTATTGTTGTCTATTGTTTACTTCACTCCGGAGTAAAAGCAGGGTGCCTATCCCCTGCTTTTAGGCAGGGTAAGTTGGCGATTCAAGAAAAATACAAAAGTGAGCTTTGTCAAATGTCCCCGTTTTTAGCTTCTGAAGAGAAGTCTTATATTTGTTCTAACCAAAAGGCGAGAATCGAATTTTACAACGGATCCTGGATTGAGGCGTACCCTCTTGGTGATGGTTCTAAGATTCGTGGAGCTAGGCTTAACATTGGTTTAATTGACGAGGCTGCTTATGTTCCAAAGGAAATTATTGAAGCTGTCATTAAACCAATGTTTATCGTACGACGTGGGTATTCTGTTGGTGGTGACAATGACGGTGCGGCACCAAACAAGATTCTTATGACTTCGACTGCGAATTATCGCTTTAACCATTTGTACGATATGTTTGTTGATTATACAAAAAGAATGTTTGAGCCGGGGAATACAAAGTATTTTGCCATGAATCTCCCCTATCAAGTTGGTATTATTACTGGCCTTTTTGATGAGGAAATTGTAAAACAGCAACGAGCGGTAATGGGTTCTATTGAATTTGAGATGGAGTATCTAGCCCGTTTTCCAAGATTGGCTGAGAACGCCTGGATTAAGTACGACGATTTAATGGAATGTTCAGATTTGCAACACATTGAGACATCTGGCGTTGCTCCTTTTGAGTATGTGATGAGTGTTGACGTTGCCCGTGTTGAGGGAAATGATAATACGATTATTTTTGTGTTTAAGCTGAGGTGGTTTGGGGACCATTGTGAGGCTGATTTGGTATATATGGAATCCATGAATGGTGTTAAGTTTGAGGACCAGGCAAAACGTGTTCGGGCTGTGATGCGGCGGTTCCCAAATATTATTCGTATTTTTCAGGATACGATGACCATTGGGCAAGGGCTTTCAGACGAACTGGCTAAGGATTTTTATGATCCTGAAACCGAGAAATGGTATCCCCCACTAATTGACATGAATAACGAACAGGCGATGAATGCCATTGACAAGACTCATGGTGTCCCGATTATTTATGGGATTCGTGCGTGTCCTGAGATTAATCACCGTTTAGGAATGGCTGTTAAAACTTATGCGGAAAAACATTGGCTGCATATGTATCCAATGAACGTAGACGAGAATATTGATTTGAAAACAGAGGAAAATAGGTTAGTTGTAGAAACAAATGAAGCACGTATGGAAATTGTTAATATTGAAACAACAGGAACTTCCGGTGGATGGCTCCAGTTTGGGACGAAAGGGAAACGGAAAGACCGATGGTCGGCAATGGGTATGGGCCTCTACGGCATCCAGCTTTTGGCTGAGGAACGGCTTAGTGATGATAATGGTTGTATTCTTCCGATGTTGAGTCGGAGATAGGAGGATTTATGGATATTGTACATGAAAGTGTGCCGATTGTAGGGGCTGTTAAGAGTAATACCTCTTCTTATTCGACACATTTTACTAAGAATTTTAATGTTGATGGCTCCCCTTCCAGTACGGATTTGGAATCTATTTTTAACAATCCGCAGGATAATATTGACGATATTGTGGCATATTCAAAATATTGCTACCGAAAACACGGAATTATTATGCGGGTGATTAATATCATTCGAGATTTTGGTTCTACTGGTCTTGTTTTGGATTATCCGATGAAAGACAAGGGTGTTCGTAAGATTATCGAGAACTTTAATAAACGAATTGATATGGAGCAGTTGGTTAAGGATATTATCTTTGAATTGGCGTTGACTGGGAATGTTTCGTGTTATGACCGTGATGGGGCAAGGGTTGATATTTATCCGATTGATATGATTAAGGTTATTCCTCTAATCACAAACAACAAACAAAGAATTGCATACAAAACTGATATGAGTGATATTAGCATGGATGATTATGGTAATGATATCAATAAGGCGATTGAGAAGGCTTATCCAAAGGAAATTTTGGACGCTCAGAAGAATGGTCGTGAGTATGCTGTCTTGAGTGAGGAAAATGCGTATTTCGTAAAAATCAACGCAAGTCAATATGAACCGTATGGTGTTTCTGTCATCCTTCCAGCTTTTGAGGATTTGTCACACAAGTCTCTTTTGAAGGAGGCTGAGAAGGCAACGGCAAATGATATTATCAATAAAATTTTGAAGGTAAGTATTGGTGATAAGGAAAATAAGCCTGGCCCTAATCTGATTAGCGAATATAATAATTTGTTTGCTGGGCAAAGTGGCTCTCTTCTTGCGACAGTTCCCTATTATGTCAATATCGAATGGATTGAACCAGAGACGGATATCTTTGGCCAGGATAAATTCGTTGAGATTGACACGGATATCTTAAACACACTTGGGGTGTCCCTCACTCTGATTCGTGGTGAAGGCGGCGGGAATTATGCAGAAGGGATGCTGAACTTTACTGGTCTTGTCAGAACCATTGAGGGGATTCGTCATCACATCCCGTGTATCATTGAGGATTTATATCGAAAAGAACTTGTGCGAAATGGTAAGAATCCAGATCATGCTCCTCTTGTAAAATTTGATGATCTTGTTATCGATAAATCGACAAAGACAGAATTGCTTCTGAATCTTTTCCAGAATGCTGGTCTTCCCTATCAGGCTCTTTACGAGGGGTGCGATATGAACTGGGATTATATCAAGCTTATGCGTGAAGATGAAAATGACAATGATATGGACGAAACATTTAAGGTTCATACGATGCCTTTCCAGGGGGCTGGAGATGGACAAGCTGGCGCTCCTGAGAAAACTGATACTGAGCGTAAAACGGACAAAACGTCCTCAAACAATGACGCTCCAAGAACTGGATTAAAGGATACGAACCGTTCTTAAAAATTTTTTATATTTTTTTTGTAAATACCAGAGTATTTAAGCATTAATATATCTTATATTAAGTATAAGGGGAATGTATATTTTTTGATTGGTGGTGAGAAATGGGTTTTGGATAATGAAAAAAATATTGTAACGATCGATTTGCGAGAGAAGAGTCGGGTTGATGTTGGTTCTGTTAAGGATTCTGATTTGCTTAATATTTTATGTTTTGCAACTCACGAGGGCATAAATCTAAATGGGACTGAATTTAGTCGGGATATTTTGATGAAGTGTTATGCGTCATTTGTGGATAAGCCGTTGGTGATGGTGTCAAGTGCTTCTGGTGAACCGACTGGTCATGGGTTTAATTTCTTGACTCGCAAATTTGATGAAAAAGATCGAAAATATGTTGGTCACGTAAAGAGTGCGACACCGTGTATCGTCAAGGCTGATGGTGGATTTACTGAATTGTCTGAAGTTAAGGATGTTTCTGAATTTGCTTCTGCTGAAGGCGAAATGAGGGTGATGTGTGAACTGGTTGTCTATAAATACTATCTTAATGAGGTGGCTGATACGCTGGTTCGACTGCATAACAATGGGAACTTAATGTTCTCGATGGAAGGACTTATGGATTGTGCGATTTCGGATGATGGCATACGCCACTGTACTGATATTCAGTTCACTGGGCTGGCAATTGTTAAGAAACCGGCATTTGAAAATTCTTATAGCCTTGAAGTGGCTGAGGATGAAAAAGAAGGAGGAAAAATGGATTACGAAAAAGCATACAATGATTTGAAAGCGAAGTATGACGCTTTGCTTGAAAAATATAATGCCCTGAATGGCGGTAGCAAGAAGGAAGATAAGGGTGAAGGTTCCGGTGGCTCAGGTGGTTCCGGCGGCGGTGGAAAGAAAGCTGGTTTCGCTGAAATTGATGCTGAAAAATACACTGCTCTTCTGGAAGAACTTGCAAGTGTGAAAATTGAAATGGCCGAATTGAAGCCTTATAAAGAAGCGGCTATTGCTGCTGAAAAGAAAGCTGTTGGCGAAAAACGTCATGCTAAACTTGAAAAAATTGGGTATACCGAAAAGGGTGTTGATGAACTGGCCGAAATGAGTGCAGTAGAATATGCCGAACTTCTGGAAGCTTCTATTGATACGGAAAAGCCCGCTGAAAAAGAAGTTGGCGAAGATAATTCCGTTGGCGTTGTTTTCCACAATTCTGGTATGAAAAGTGATTTTGATATGCTAAACGGTGTTTTAGCAGATCTGTTGAAATAGGAGGTTTTGAATGTTACAGAAAAGAAGAATGATTGCGTCCATCCCCGATGGGCTTAATACAACTGCTGAAAAAATCCGTAAGGGTCGTCTGGTCATGCGGAAATATGATTCTACAAATAAGCGGTACGAACTTTCGCTCCCCACTTCTGCTGATACAGTAGCAGATGTCTATGGGTTCATTACCCTTCGGATTGATGAAGATGTCCATAAGGAATCTTATTACGATGAAGTTGCCTCTGGCATTAAGGCTGTTGTTTATACTCTTGTTCCCAATGAATCCTGGGGGACTACTGAGTTTGACGGGACACTCGTTGTTGGTGATAAATGTACAGTGTCTACTGCTTCTGGAAAAGAAGGTATGATTCGTAAGATTACATCTTCTACAACCGGTACCGGTGATGATGCTGTGACAACTTGGGAAGACGCTCTGTTTGAAGTGGTTGCGGTTTACCCGGCCATGGGTGGCTACGAAGAAGCCATGATTGATGTTCGTGTACTTTAAGAGGTGGTGATATAATGGAAAAATTTACAAATATGATTGAATTAGCTGAAAAGTTAAATAGCGGAGAAATCTCTGCTTCTGATAAAAATGTTGAGAAGGCTGAAGCGGCTATTGCCAGAATGTTTAAGACTGAAAGCGGTCGGGAAGAATTGGCTGAAATTATCAGACTTTCTCTGGAGGATTCTTACAATAAGTTTGACATCTCTCCTAGAATCTTTGAGACTAAGCGTTTTAAATTAGGGGACCAGCCTTTGTTTAAGACCCACAAAAAGGGTATTCGGGCTTATTGGACGGCTCCTAATTCGTTTGTTCCCATGAGTCGGAATTACGAAACCGAATTTACGATGAGTTTTGAAGGGCTTGGTGTTCGGCCTGAAGCTTCTATGTCTGAACTTCAGACTGGTCGACTATCCTCTTTTGCAAGCTTAATTACTGATGCTAGAGATGCTATCGAGACTGAATTATATCGAAAGGTATACGAGGTGATTGGGCAGACTTACAATGCTACGGCTAAGGGTAAGGATAACTATGCCTCTACAAATGCGTTGAATAAGACAACTCTTGACGCTGCAATCAATAAGATGCGTAAAAAGTGCGGTGGCGCACCTACTATCATTGGGGATTTTGATCTGTGTACTCAGATTGAAGGTTTTGCTGGATTCAGCACAAGTGATGCTTTGTATACAGAAATCCGTGATAAAGGTCTGCTTGGGTTGTATCGTGGTTGTCAAATCCTCTATCTCCCTGAAATTCTTGACCCTGTCACTCAGACTTCAATCGTACCTACTGATAAATTATTTATTGTAGGTAAAAACGTTGGTTATGCTGCAACATATGGTGAAAGCAAAGTGTATCAGGATACTGACATCAATGATTTGAGTTGGAATGCAAGAATTGACCGTGAGGTTGGGTATGTGATTACTAAGCCTGAAGGGCTTTATTGTATTGAGATTACTAGCTAATTTTTTTTGGTCTAAATTGTAATCAATTATTTTTGATAGGAAACGAATGGGAGGATCAATTCCTCCTTCCTATCTTTGGATTGGATAATTTGAAAGGAATGGTGTAAACATTGGGTAAAGTTAGGATTAAAAATGTGTCGAGAGGGAATTTTGATTTATCTCTTGAATTTGTTAAAGAGGGGAAAATTGCATCACTTAAACCGGAGTCGACTTTTATTCTTTCTGAGGATGAGTATGATTATCTGAAGGAGCAGTGTCCTGGCGCTTTTAAGAATGGATTTTTAAAGGTCATTGCCATGGATGATGACGTGACAGCTGAGAAGATTGAGTCTGAAAATGTGATGACAGATGAGGAAATCGCTAAGAAACTGGAATTGGCTATTACTGGCTTTCGTAAATTTGTGAAGACTGTGACTTCTGAAAAATTACTTGCAGACATCTTTAAAGCCGCTGTCGCTGCCAGCAAGGATGAGAAATACCTGGATGCTGTGACAAAGCAAATCAAGGAACTGGGGTATGATGCTCTGGTCCTGTAAGGAGGACGACTATGGGGACTACGGTAAAAGAAATCCTTAATAGTATGTTGTCCAGGATACCGAAAGAATTTAAGACTGAACTAGCTGAAGATTATGAGTTGGCTGAACAGGGTATTGTTGAAATGGGAATTGCTATTGGTCAGAGTTATGTTTTTAGTGGCGTTGACGCCGATCGTTGTATTGATGTCGAGTTGACTATGGCAGAAGCGTGGCTGGCTGCTAGATTTGCTTATCGGTGTTATCTTGAAAGACTTTGGGATGAATTAAACCGTAATGCCGTAAATTTCGCCACTCTTACGTTTTCTATAAAAGACCTTCAGAAGCGTCCTGAATCTATACAGGATGAACTCTATAAGCTAAATCGGTATCTTGAGTCTGAGATTGCCAGGGCGACAGGAACGAGCAGTATTGTTGGGATGGTGACATCCTTTGGAGGGTAATGATGAATGAATTAAAGACAAGTCTTGATATTTATAATGAGACTATCGCCCTCCTGGATGTTATTGAAATCACAATTACTGACGCCGAACAGTTTAAATATGTCCGAAAGCGTCTTCTTAATATTGCCAATGATGTGAAACGGTTAGGTGAGTCCAATGGCTAGTTCATCAATTGTTAATACCATTGATAAGGTCGTTGAGCAGGCTAGAAGCCGATATCTGGAATATATTCAGTCTGATTATATCGCTGTTGATATTCGAGTGGATGGCAAACTAACCCGTGGACAGTGTAAGGACAAGTCAAATTCCTACACAATTAAAGAAGAAAACACGAAGATGATGACTTGTGAATTAACTATCCCGGTACATCGAGGGTCTTATATTGAAATGCAAAATGGAAAGGACGATGATACGTTCTCTTTAACTGGCATCGTGATGACGGTTCCGAACGAGACACCTGTTGACTATTACTTTTCGACTTTATTTTTCAATACGATTGTTGAGCGTCGAAGAAAGCAAGAACTCTATGACGAGGATGGGAACGTTGTTGGTGACTCCCCTATCGTTGTTGATAATATTGATTGTTTCGTCCAGCGTGTTGGGATGCGTGAGCGTCAGGTAGATGCTGGCATTGACCGAAACTCTGTAAACCAATTGATTACCGTTAAAAAATGGGATATTAAAATTGACGATTTACTCTATGTTGGCAGTGACCGGTATATCGTGACAGATATTGAGGAATTGGATAAAGATGTTCTCTCTGTATACATGACGTATTACAGGGGGTGATGGTTTGGCATATTGTGTGACAATCGATTTTAATGAAGATTTATTTATGTCTATTTTGACAGAACAACTTCAAAGCCTTTTGTTTTCTTCTGTACAAGAAGTTATTGCAAGACGATACCCCTTTTGGTCTGTTGAAGATGGGACTAAGATTGAATCTTATGCCGATGGAACAGGTACGGTTGGCTATACAATTAGCACGGACAATGCGAGAGCATTTGTTCTTGAGTTTGGTTCCGGTGAATTTATGGATGAGTCAAATCCTTATTTGGATGACTACAAAAAATCAGTCTATTGGAACCGCCCATATCGTACAGGTCCATCAATTGTAACCCGTCCAGAAGGGGTATATCAGTCCTTCAATTGGGAAACGGGTCGTCCAGAGATGAAGGAAGCTTCTGGTGATTTGCCACCTGGATTTAAAACACGTTATCAAGGTGAAGAGGCTGATCCTCAAATTGGCCGAATGGTACAGGATGTAGCAGATGTTTTTATGGATAAGGTTGATGCTGAAGCGTCGGATTTAATAATGAGTGTTTTGAATATGCGTGGAAATGCGGTGTTTAAAGAGAATCGGGAGGTGATTAAGTGATTGATTTTAAGGACGTGTATACGAAGATTTTTCGTGAAATCCGTGATGATGACACTTTAATCAGCCTATTAGAGATTGATAAAGAGAATATGGACCGCAACGCTTTTATTGGAAAATTACGAGAACAGGTGATGGACACTGCTAATCCTGGAGATATGCTCAATGATTATTCGACGAAGCTGTGTATCCATGAAGCAGACGGTAGTTATCGAAATGGGGTTGAGGATTATGGCTATGTGGCCATAGATATCCATACCACACAGGATAAGGATGCGATTGACCGTCGCCATTTGCAGGTTCTAAAACGTCTGATTGAGGTTCTGGACACTCGTGAACGAAAAAGAGAAATGAAAATACCGCTTGATATTGGGCTTCAGGGCCTTGTATACAAGAGACGGCCAAGTACAACTTATGTAAGCACTGGATGGGAAAAACATACGGTGCTTTTTGAATACAAATTTTTAACGAATTTATTCTAGGAGGAATTTGAATGAAACAAATTATTTATGGAATTGGGAAGGCTGTCCTACGAGATTTCAAGGACAAGTCTAAGATTATTGCCTATACGGACCTTCAGGATTTATCTTTTGAGTCTAGTTATTCAACTGATCCGATTACCGGCGGGAATAAGTTATTTCCCATCGCTTCTTTTAAGAAGGATACTGCGGTAAAGGTTTCTGCAACAAATGCGGTGTTTAATCCCGAAATGATTGAATATCTTGATGGTGCTACTGCGACTGCTGGTGCTGCAGAAATGCCTGATGTCAAGGAAGTTCTGATCCCGGAAGATGGTATTGTGACTCTTGATAGCAAGCCTATTGCTGGCTCTGTCATTGTTAATGGCTTTGAATCCACTGAAACAACTGCTGCTGCTGGAAAATTTGTGGTTGACTCTGAAACTAAGACTGTGACATTTGCCGCTGACGATGCTGGTAAGCAGGTTGTTATTTTCTACGAAACTATGGGTTCCGCAACAACCCAGACTTATGCTGTTACACAGTCTTCTATGTCGAAGCCGTTCCAGCTTGATTACCTGTTTGACGTCTATGACGAAGATACCAATATTACACATAAATGTGATATTCGAGTATATAAGATGCAGACAACTTCTGGGTTCAGTATCGATCCGAAGCATCAGTCTCCTGTTGCTCCTAAGTTTGATGCTGAGGGGAAAGACCCGATGCGTCCAGATGGTCATCTTTGGGAATTCATCATTGATGGTGTTGCAACTGTTTAGAGTGTTGAAATTGACGAGAGGTAAATCCTCTCGTTTTTTGAGTGCTTTTACGGAGGTATGGGAATGATTAATGGACAGGAAATGAATATGGCTTTAGGGCTCCCAATTTATTTAGATGGTTTTTTAGATGGGGTTCCAAGGAGGTGTGTTCCCTATCAATTATCTGATTTTTATGAATTAAGTAGTTATCTCCAATTTATAAATTCTGATTTTGATGAAAATTTCAAATCTGAGGAATCCATCAAGGCTTTATATGAGATTTTTTCACGGTCATTTTGTCTTGAAGACAACGTTGATGACGTTCTTAAAAATGTGGATGCCAGTAATTTTAGCGATTTGATTGGAGATGTCAAGACGATTAACGGCGTTTGTGATCAGATAGGTGACTCTGAGTCGTCCTTTAATTCAGATGAAGGAATTGACTGGGGAACTTCTGTTAGTGCTGTGATGGTTTATTCTGGGTGTTCAATTGAGGATATCTTAAAAATGACTTTCCCACAGTTTAATCGATGTTTGAATGAAATCGGGAAACGAATTAATTGGGAGTATAAGGTTGGAACGCTTGATCTTGTTGAGCATCCAGACGAACATATTTCGGATGGAGACCACCCATTATCTCCTGAAAAGAGTCGTAAAAATAAAAAAGGTATGACGATGAAGGATATACAAGGCTTTCAATAAAGTAAGGAGTGAGTAAATGGCAGATGGTGGAAATAAGAAGCTGAATTTTGGTGTCGGCTTTAATGTTTACGAAGGACAAGGTGATTTAAAAGAACTTGTCGAACAACTTAATAAGGCTGCTAGTGCAAGTAAGGTGCTGACTCAGAATCTTTCTTCTATGGAATCTTCCACTAAAAAGTTTGGTGATACTCAGAAAGAGGCTAATAAAGACTCAAAGAATAATTCTGATGCTCAATCTAATTATGCAAAAGTCATTAAGGAGTCTTGGGATTCAAGTACAATTTCAGCAGGAAAGGCAATGGAGCTTTTAAAAGACCGTGCCGAATCTTTGCGAAAGCAGATTGAATCTGATAAAAAAGCCGTTGGCGATTCTTGGATTGATGACCAGGATATACAGAAATCAATTACTGAGTTAAAGCGGCTTGAAACGACATTTGACTCAATTTATAAGAACGCAAGGTCTTCAGCTGATAAGATTGAAAAATACTCTGCTGTTTCTTATAAAGAAATGACCGCTTTAAATAAGCGTGAAATCCAGGAACGTGTCCGTGATGCACAACAGGAAACGGACTATCGGAAAGCTGAGCTAAAGAAGCAGGTTACTGATTTTAAAAGTGCGATGAACAGCACTGGTTCTTCTATGAGTTCTGTATCTGGTGGAAGTACGAATGCCTACTTGAGTAGCCTAAAATCTAATTTAATGCAGACTGGTTTACAGGCAGTTGGAATTTATGAACTTGCGAATGCCTTTGAAGACCTTGGTCGTGAAGTTATCAAGGTAAATTACAACACGATTAACAACCAGCGTTTGATGGGTGACTTCTCCAACGAACTTAGGGATTCTCTGAATGACTCCGCTATTGAGATGGCAAAGAATACTGGGATTCTTGTAACGGATGCTCAGGAAATCCAAGGGTCATGGATTCGTATTAATGAGGCTTATGCTGAAAGCCCTGAACTTCTTGATAAGATTTCGATGGCGACGGCTAAGTTTATGAATGTCGGTGAAATCGCTGACGCCGAAGAAGCTGTGAAGCTGGTAAACTCAACGATGCTTCAATTCAATCTGACGGTTGATGAGGGTGTCGAAACGCTTAATAAGTGGGCGTACATGGCTGATAAAACAGCTATGGGAACGGCTGACGAGTATGGGCAGTCTTTATCTAAGATTGGTGGGTATATGTCTTCCTTAAATGGAGACGTGGACGATGCTATCGTTATGACTTCCCTCCTTGGCGATCGTTTGGCCAAGTCTGGCGATGAAGCTGGGAACTCACTTAAGACGATTTTAGCCTATTTAACCCGTACAAAGACTGTTACGTTGTTTGATAAGATTGCTGAAGATACTGGAGATGCGACATTAGCCCTTAAGGATGCAGAGGGGCAATTTAAGGACTTCTCTGAGTTGATGGAAACGGCTAGTCGGGCTTATGCGATGGCTGTCTCAACAAATAACGATACTCTGGCAAAGAGTATTCAGGAGGCGATGGGTGCTACCCGTCAAGGGGATGTGGCTCTGACCCTTCTTAAAAATTGGTCAACTGAGGCTCCTAAATACTACCAAATGATTGAGGAGTCCATTGATGGGACTTCTTCTTATTTGGATGAACAGAATGCGGCATTGATGTCTACCTTCCAAAATCAGTGGAACGCTTTGTATGCTTCCATTACGGAGCTTGGGATGGCTATTGGAAATGCTGGTGTCCTTGAGGGAATGACAACAATTATGTCTGCTATTGCCGGTGTGACAGATAAGGTTTCTGAACTTGACCCGGCTGTCCTTAAAACTGTTTTGACTATTGGAGAGCTTGTTGTCGCTTTCGCTGCTCTTAAGAAGATTGGTGAAGTTACTGGTCTTATTGGGAAGTTTACTTCTGTTATACGGACGGGAACGGCTTCTCAGATTGCTGAAGCTGCGGCTGTTGAACAGTCTACTCAGGCTTATTTTGACAGGGCCAAAGCTTTACAGTCACAGAATGGACTTAATGATAAGCAAATCGTACAGATTGGCGCTCAAAAACGGGCATTTAATCTTTTGAATGAGCAATATCGACAGGGAAAAATAACAGCTGTTGAATATCAGAAACAACTTGAGCGATTAAGTGCTAGTTTTGATAAATTAAAGGTTTCTGCTCAGGAAGAGTACGCCCAACAGATTCTTAATAATATTGGGAATGTGTCAGGTACGGCGACTGAAGAAGCCCAAACTGTTTCAAAAACTAAAGCGACTGCTGCAAGTGTTTCAAATACGATTGCTACGATGGCTGAGACGGCTGCACAAACTGCCCTCAATGCTGTAAAATCTTTGATTAATCCATATACTCTGCTTGTGGCTGGAGCGACAGCGGCGATATATACTTTTCAAAATCTAGCAAATGCTACTGAAAATCAAAAGCAAACAGTCGATGATTTAAAAAATAAGATTTCAGAATTAACAGACGAGTATAATACTCTGAACGAAAAGGTTGGGGCTGGGACTGCTACAAGTGCTGATAAGGCACGAATTGAATATCTGGAAGTGCGAATCCAGCGGGAAAAGGACCTTCTTGATATAGAGGAAAAGAGACTTGCTCATGATGAATTATTTGGTGCCAATGTTTTTGATGGTCCAGACAACTCTAAAACACAAACAGACAGGGCCATTGCTTCTTTAAAGACTCTTAATAAAGAGTATGAAGAACAATCTAGTGCAATTGAAGATTTTACACAGAAACAGGATGAATATTCTAAAAGACGAAATGATGCGATATCTTCTGGTTTAAATGCTAAAGATTGGGAAAATCAGCTTGCAGCTGTCGATGTTCAATCAAGAAAGGCGATGGAAAATCAGTCTAAGGCTTATGATGGCATTATTGAGAAAACAAGGACTCTCGTCGAAGAAGAAAAAAAAGTTCAAGGTTATCTTGCTGGAAATACGCTAAATAAAGAGGATACAGAAGAAGCCCAAAAGCTTTTAGAAAGAATCAATGAGGAACTGCGTAATACGCCTTCCAATGTGATGGTTGCTGTTCAGAATGAAATTGATGGTGTCGGTAGTTCTGCTGACGAAGCAGCTTCTAAAATTGAGGGGCTTCAATCTGCGCTTTCTGAAACATCTGATACTGTTTCAACTTTGTCAGGATATTTTGAAGAATATAATGAACAAGGTTCGCTTTCTTTAGATACTGTCTCCAAGATGCTCCAGGATCGTCCTGAGTATGCAAAATATCTTGTAAAAGAAGGCGACCAGTACAAGCTTAATACTCTGGCTATGGATGACTTAAATGCGGCTAAGGATGAACAGGTTCGAGAAACGGATGAGTTGATTGCTGCTCAAGAAAAAGAATCTGGTTCACTTGGTAATTTATCAGAAGATTATCAAAAGGCGATTACAGCTTCTAGCGATTATATTGATAATTTGAAGAAGTCATTTTCTGGTGTTGAAGGGTTTGACAGTTTTGCTGATTCTTTAAAGACAATTAATAATGACTTTCTTAATGGTACGATAAATGCCACTGATTATCAGAGTTCGATTACAAACCTAATTAACAGTGCTGATTTCTCAAGGATACACGAGGACTTAACTTATCTTGATTATGAAAGTGCAAAGGTTGTCGGATCACAACAGGCGATGTTTACGACTCTTTCAAATAATATTGTGAATTTCTTGCAGGAATCAACTGTTGCTTTTACAAATGGGAATATCGGCGCTCAGGAATATATTCAATCTTTACAATCTTCTAATCAACAATTACTCGATATGCAGGTCGTATCACAAGGTCTTCATAATGAGAATGGAAGGTGGATGGATGAGTCTGGTATGGTCAATGACTATGCAAACAGTCTCCAACGAGCGGTTGATGGCATTAACAGTATGTCGTCGGCGGTGAGTTTTCTTGGTGACAATTATTCTGTGTTAAGTGAAATTCAAAATGCTGTATCTCAAGGAATGGTTGATGACGCATGGTGGTCAGCAATGCAGTCAAGCGATGCTTATATCGCCATGTATGATAGTTTCTCGTCTACGATGGGGGCATTACATTCTTCTAATACAGACGCCTGGAGGAGTATAGCTGATGTAACTGCCTCTGCAATGGGAGTTACTGTTGATGACGTATTTGATGGCCAGGGGAATATTAAAGATGGGGTCCTGCTTTCCGCTGAGGCTGTAAATGCTGGAACGAATGCAATGACCAATTCTTTGTCTGGAAGTGTCAATGATGCTGCTAATGCAGGGGCGTCTGTTATTTCTGACCTTGGGAATGTGATTTCAAACTTTAAGTATACGATTCGATTTAAGCCTGTTGGTGGGATTGAATTTAAACCAGAAAATATTATTAAGGGACAAAACCCTTTTACATGGTCTGATCTTGGGCTTGAGATTGACGGTGAGGGTGGAGACAGTGTACAGAGTTTCGCTGCATCGCTGGGTTCATTTGGTTCAAGCTTAAAAACGATTGATTTTAGTCAATTCTTAAATCTTGGAAGTTTTAAACCTAACTACTCCCCTACCGGTGGTTCTGGTGTCGGTTCTGGTTCATACACGCCTGCACCGATTTCTCCACCAGGCTCTTCTGGGTCATCTGGATCGGGTTCATCTGGTTCTGGGTCAGGAAGTTCTGGAAGTAGTTCTTCTTCTTCTAATTCTGATGCAGAAAAGGCGGCTAAGGAGGCTGAAAAAGCGTCTCAGGCTGCTGCAAAAGCTGCGGAGGATGCGGCTAAGGCTTCACAAAAGGCTGCTGAAGAAGCTGAAAAGGCCATAGAGAATTATAAGAATACTTATACAAAAAATGTAGAGTCTTTCTTTTCTCGAACTGTTAGTGCCTTAAAGAGTAAATATCAAGATTTATACGATACTCGTAAAAAACAGCTTGAAGATGAAAAGGCTGCTCAAATAAAAGTCCACGATGATCGGGTAAGTTTACTTGAGGATGAAATTAAGCGGCTTGAAGGAAATACGTCTGAAGATAAGGAAAAGAAGCTTGCTGGACTTAAAGACGCTTACGAACTTTGGAAAAACGATAATTCTCTTCTTGGGAAAAGTAAACAAAAGGAATTATTAGACCAAATCGCTGCTCTGGAAAAAGATATTCGTATTGATAAGCTGAATGAACAGATTGATTCTGAGAAGGATGCTATCGATAAGATAAACGAAAAGTACGACGGTCTTTTAGATAAGGATTCTGAAAATTACGATCCTGTGCTTAAAAGTCTTGACGGAATGATGACGGAAAAGGCTCTTGCTGACGAAGCGGCCAATTTGATCCGAAACAATAAGATGCAGGAAATCATTGACATTCTTGGGGAGTATGATCCTGATTATGACAATATCGCTTATCTCATGGGGAGTACGGTTGGTGAGATTGTTGGGTCTGAGGTTAAAAATGCTCTAGCAAATTACAAGGATTTGGTTAATAATTCGATTACTTCTGCGGGTGGAACAAATTCCAATGCAGCGGCTTCATCTTCCATTAATGCGGACATCTCGAAATTTGGTGGTGTTGACGCTTCTGCTCTTGAGACGAATAAGAAAATTGTTGAGTCGTTTACTTCGATGAAGGATGATGTTGTCTTAAATACTGACGAAATGAGTGAATCTGTCGATAAGACGTTCGTGCAGACAAAGGATAATGCGAATGATGTTTTCGATGATTTAAACCAGGATGCGACATCTAAGTGGAAAGATATCTGTAAAACAGCGGTTCTGTCACAGGTTGAAAAACTTGCTATTGATATTAATGTCCCGTGGAATAAGATGTATTCCGATTCCGATAGTTCATTTAAAAATATCAGTTCTAATTCTCTTTTGATTTGGCAAAGCATGATGGATTTCATTCTATCCAAAACGGGGTTGATGGTTGACGGTGTTTCGACTAAGACAACGGCCATGCAGACTGATATGTCTCGAAAAATGGTCAGTATTCGTGACGACACAAGTAGTCGAATGGATGAATTAACAAACCACCTCTCTACCCTGCCAGATAAATGGCATAGTGAAGGGGTAAATATGATTACCTCTTTTGATGAGGGGATTAAGTCAGTCAATGTTGCAGAGACTGTTAATCTAATTGTTGGGAAAGTCGTACAGGCTTTTACCGATGGGTTCGTCATTAAATCGCCATCCCATGTGATGCGTGATATCGGGCAGTTCGTTATCCAAGGTCTTATTAATGGTCTTAATGGAGATAAACTCTTTTACATTGTCGACAAGTTGATGTCTGGATTGAAGGAGAAATTTGCACAAGGATTTGCTCCAAATAAGACTGGAATACAAGATATGTTTGGCGATGACTTCAATAAGGTAAAGGACCAGTTGTCTGAAGGACTTGGCATTAATTTTGGTATTGGTGAAGGTCTTGCGACTGAACTCGCAAATGGTATGTTTGCTCCACTGAATGGCTATGTGATTTCTGATGAGTTTGGTAACCGTGAGAGTCCCGGCGGAATTGGAAGTACGAACCATCAAGGGATGGATTTAGCGGCCCCTGAAGGAACACCAATATATGCGGTATCCGGTGGGAATGTCACGCTTGCTGATTATTATGGCGGGTACGGGAATGCCGTTATTATTGACCATGGCGATTTCAAAACGCTTTATGGGCATATGAGCAGTATCGCTGCACAGCCTGGTCCGGTTTCTGCTGGTCAGGTTATTGGTTATGTTGGTTCGACTGGTAATTCGACAGGTCCTCATCTCCATTTTGGTGTGATGGACGAAGGTGGTAATTTCATTGATCCAAGACGTTTGATGCCTTTTGCTACTGGTGGATACGTTGGTGATAATGAAGGGGTTGCATATATTGATGTAAAGGAGCGGATTCTTTCTGCTGAACAGACTCAGGCTTTTGACCGTTTGGTTTACGATATCCT